CAAGAAGAAATAAATGCTCATTTTTTTCAACTTAGATTAAAAAACCTTCAAGATGTTCAGGCGAATGCAGATAAAGAAAAAGAAATTGATAGGGCGAAATTAGCTGCAAAAATGGAATTTATAGATGCGGTAGGAGGAGCATTAAACGCATTAGGTAGCCTATTTGAAAAAGATACAGCAGCAGCTAAAGCATTAGCATTGGCAGAAATAGCGATAGGTGTAGCAAAAGGTTATATTAATGGTTTAAATATTGCGCAAAAAAGTGCAGCAGGAACAGGACCAGCGGCGGCATTTGCATTTCCTATTTTTTATGCTAGTCAAGTTGCAGCAGTTTTAACGGCTGCTGGAAAAGCAAAAGGTATATTGTCATCTGTTAAAGGTGGTGGCGGTAGCATTAATACTTCTGCGCCTTCAATTGCAGGTGTAACAGCACCAATTAAATCACAAGCAGAAACTACAACATTATCCGCTTCATCAATTAATCAAATAGGTGTAGCAAGTTCAAGGGCATTTGTATTGGAAACCGATGTTACTAATAATCAAGAAAGAATACAAAGATTAAATCGGGCGGCAAGGATAAATTAAACAACTAATTTTAAATTATATATTATAAATATGAAATTGCCTATTTACGATTTAATAATTAATCAGGATGAGAATAACGATGCAGAGGTTTCTTTCGTGGCTTTGGTTGACGCACCTGCAATTAAAAAAGAATTTCTTGCATTTAACGAAGAAGAATTTATAGACCCAAACAAAGGCGAACAAAAGGATGAATTTTTAAGTCGTTGTATTAGCTATGTAGTTAATGAAGGTAAAGAAACAGAACAAGCGGTAGCGATATGTAATAGCTTATGGGAGCAACACTTTGAAGAAAAACCAATGGCATTTGCTATTCAGTCAGAAAGCGAACATATTATTACAGGGCCATTAATGATTCCACAACAATTAATCTACCGTAATTCAGAACAGTTTGGAGAACATTATGTAAAGTTTTCAGTTGATACTATTAAGCAGATAGCAATTAAGTTTAGCAAGAAGGGATATCAAAAAAACGTTAACCTTATGCACGAAGCAGATATGCAAGTGGAAGGGGTAACAATGTTTGAAAGTTTTATAAGTGATTCTAAGCGTGGTATTAAGCCTATGGAAGCATTTAAAGACTTACCTGATGGCACTTGGTTTGGTAGCTTCTACGTTGAAAATATGAAGGTTTGGGAATTAGTAAAGTCAGGCGAAGTAAAGGGATTTAGTGTTGAGGGAATGTTTGATTATGAAGCACCACTATCTGATGACCAAAAGCAATTAGCAGAATTAAGGGAAATTTTAAACAGTTTTTAAAAAACAATATAATAGTAATATGGAAGCAAAAGAAATTTTACAAAAAGTAAAGCAATATTTTAACGAATTAGCTGCTGCCCCTGAAGTTATGGCTGCACCAATTGCAGAACCTACCGAATACGAATTAAAAGATGGCGGCAAAGTCATGATTGATGTTCTTGAAGTTGGTGGTATTGTAATGATTGATGGTAGTGCTGCATTAGCAGGCGAAGCCGAATTAATGGATGGTACAAAAATGACTATTGGAGATAACGGAGTTATTACTGCAATATCAATGCCTGAAGAACCAATGGAAGAACCTATTGTTGAAGATATGGGAACAAAGTTTGCAGCATTTGAAACATTGACTAGCGAGAAATTCGCTAACTATGAAATTAAGTTTTCTGCATACGAACAACGTTTTGCTGATTACGAAGTTAAAATGAAGAAAGCAAATAAAGTAATTGACGAACTTTTGAAACTATCAACTTTACTTGTGGAAGCACCAGTGCAAGCACCTGATAGTTCAGTAAGAACATCAAACACTTTTAAAGATGTAGAAGAAAAAAGAACACTAAATATTTTATTTAACTAAACAATTATAAAAAAATGGCATTAGCTTTTAGCGGATTATCCGCATACACAAAACAACTTGTTAAACCACTACTTACTAGTGCTGTATTTGACGCAAAAACACAACAGTTAATTCTTGCAAGCGGTATTGTTATACCAAACGTAAAAAGTTCTGTTGCAATTCCTTTGATGGAAACAGATGCGGTATTTGCTGCACAGTCTTGTTCTTTTGACGCAAGCGGAACAACTACTTTTTCTCAACGTTCTATTACAGTTGGTAAAATTAAAGTAGAAGAAAAAATTTGCCCGAAAGATTTAGAGGCTTATTTTACCCAAGAAGCGCTCAAAGCAGGGTCTACATATGAGGATTTTGGTAATGCAGATTTCCAAAAAGCATTCTTAGATAAAAAGAATATCCGTATCGCTTCACAACTTGAAACTGCAATATGGCAGGGAGATTCAACGGGCGCTACGGCCAACCTTAACAAATTTGACGGATTACAAAAATTAATTGCTGCTGGTTCACCAGTACTTGCAAACGTATCAGGTTACACAGGTGTAACAGGTTCTCCGATTGTAACCGTAAATGCTTCAAACATTATCGCTGCAACTGAAGGTATCTACAAAGCTATCCCTGTTCAAGTTTTGAGCAAAGGTGATGTAAAGATTTTTGTTGGTAACGATTGGTATCGTTTGTTGATTCTTGCTTACAGAGAAAAAAATATGTTCTCTTATAATCCACAAGATTCACAAGCTGCTTCATTTATCTTGCCTGCAACTAACGTTGAAGTAGTAAGTGTAAATGGTTTGAATGGAACTGGTGATGCTTATGCAATCAGTCTTTCTAATATGGCTATGGCGGTTGATTTGGTCGATGAGGAAGGGTCATACAAACTTTGGTATAGCGAGGACAACAACGATGTACGTTATCGTGTAGAATTTAAAATGGGAGTAAACGTTGCCTTTACTAACGAAGTAACTTCTTTCATCGCTGCAATTTAATTTTCTAACATAGGGAGGTGGTTCGCTATCTCCCTATTTAATATTTATATTTTATGGCTTGTGCAATCGTAAGCGGATATACAATAGACTGTCGGGAATCAGTTGGGGGAGTTGACGCAGTATTTTTCGCAGAATTTGGAAACGTAACAATAGCCGATGCTAGTGGTATTGTTACAGGAATTACAAAAGCAGCAGGAAAGAAATTCTTTAAGTTTGAAATACCTACTAAATCAAGTGCAGTTGCTGCAAGCAATCCTACTGGTTCTATTGAGAATGGTACTTTGTTTTTTGAACAAACTTTAGATTTCCCTATTAATAAAAGAGATGCCACTACAAGGAATATCATAACTACTTTATCAAAGAATAAAATTGTTGCGGTTACACTTGATAAAGATGGCACTTACAGAATGTATGGTAAACAATTCGGAATGTATTTAGCTGCAAGCACAGGAACAAGTGGTGCTGCTGCTGCTGATGCACAGGGTTATATGCTGAAGTTTGAAGCAAGTGAAAGGGAAGATTTCTTTGAAGTTACAAACGCACTAGGTTTGCTTTTGACTACTGCTGGATAACAATTCTTAATATTTAATTTATGCCCCGACCGATGAAAGTCGGGGTTTTTTAATATGATAAATTTAACGAAAGGACTTACCGAAACAATTTATTTCACAGGTACAGAAAAGGCTACTATTGCAAACCCTTTTTTTTTATTTGTGTTTATCCACAGGGTTACACTTGATGTTGTTAAGTTAATGGCAACGAATCAAAGTATTACTGGTAGATATGATAAATTTGCATTTACGGTTAACAACTTTTTTGATTTAAAGGAGGAGGGATTTTATAGTTATAAAATTTATCAAAAGGTATTGGTTACTGATTTTACAGTAGCAGGGATAGTGGTTGAAGAGGGGTTTATGTATCTTAATCCATCAACTGCATTTGAACCAACTAAATACGAAGAACAAAACAATAATTTCGTTACTTATGAATTATAATAATATTATCACAGTTAAATTCGCACAAGCGGAGCAACCTAGATTTGAAGAAAAGAAAGGTAAAGGATATATTGAATTTGGTATTAATAATAATTACCCTGATTATTTGATAGGGTTATATAACGAAAGTCCCAAACATGGTGCTATTATTAAAAGCAAAACAAATTACATATTCGGTCAGGGTTGGGATGGTATTGAACAGAAGGCAAATACAAAAGGCGAAACTTGGAATCAGGTAACAAAGAAATGTATTTTAGATGATGAACTTTTTGGAGGTTATTATTTACAAGTTATTTATAATTTATTAGGTGAGATTAAGGATGTGTATCACCTTGAATATCATAAAGTTAGAATCAATAAAGAAAAGAATGAGTTTCAAGTAAAAAATGATTGGTCAGATAATAAAGAAACACCTAGATTATACCCTGCTTTTAACATTGCTGACCCTGTTGCAAGTCAAATCTTATTTGTAAAACAATACAATCCTAAGTCAGATTACTATCCTTTACCTAATTATTATCAGGGATTAAATTATATTGAAAGTGATGTACAAGTAAGCAGGCATATTTTAGGAAATGCAAAAGATGGTTTTGTTGCTACAACTTTAATTAACTTAAATGGTGGTGAACCAGCAGAGGAAGCAAAAGAAGCAGTTGAAAGAGGAATAAAAAAGAAGTTTACAGGCAGTGAGGGGGATAGGGTTGTAATAATGTTTAACAAGTCTAAAGATAATAGTGCTGAAATATTGCCATTATCTTCAACGATGTTAACCAAAGAAGATTTTACGAATGTAAATAATTTAATTCAGCAAGAAATATTCGCATGCCATCAGGTTACTTCACCGAGTTTATTCGGGATTAAGACAGAAGGGCAGCTTGGCGGTTCAACCGAGATAAGAGATGCTTACAAAATATTTGCCAATACTTATGTAAACGAAAGGCAGCAAGCAATTGAGGAAGTATTTAACCAGTTATTTAATTATGTAGGTATTAACGGAGAATATGAATTAATACCAGTTGAACCATTAAGTTTTGAATTTAGCGAAGGGGTAATGGCTGCAAATATGACAAGGGATGAAATAAGGGAAAAACTAGGCTTAACATCTGAAGTTATTGCACCATCAATTAATCCTACTGATAATCCAACAGGTCAACCAATAGCAGCATCAAACGATTCTATTAAAAACCTTACAGGCAGACAATACCAAAATGTAATGCGTATTGTTAGGCAGTTTACAGGTGGAAAACTTACTAAAGAACAGGCTGCTTTAATGTTAAAGAATGGATTTGCTTTTACTGATTCCGATGTAAATACTTTTCTCGGATTAGATGCTGACCCTTCGACATTTAGTGCCGTTAATAAAGAAACTGAATTGCTAGAAATGTTTGAAAAGTTCAGCGAAAGTTTAGATGATTATGATGTAATTGCAGAAAAATCACCTAAAGAGTTTAACCACTTTGCAGAGGAAGTTAGTTTAAGCCAATTAGAGGCTGAAATTTTGAACTTAATTAGTAAGGATAAGAGAATTACCAGCGAAACAATTTCAAGCGTTCTAAAGCAGGATATTAAAGTTGTAGAGGCATCATTAAAAAGCCTAGTTGAAAAGAATGTTTTGGTATCTAAAGAAATAAAAGTTGGTCAAGATACTATCATTGAAAGAAAGAAAACAGATATAAAACTAGATAAGCCTAAGACAATTACTTTGTCGGTTGCTTACACCTATGACTGGAGAACAGATGTAGTTATCCCTGCAAATGAAAGAGATTCAAAGGAGCATCCATCGAGACCGTTTTGTGTTAAAATGATGCAACTTGCAAAAACAAGATTATGGAGTAGTTCTAACATTCAACAAATGAGTGTTGTATTAGGTTATTCAGTATTTGACAGGGTTGGTGGATTTTGGAATAATGGAGGTGATATTGAAACACAATGCAGACACCAATGGAAACCAGTAATAATTAAAAAGAAATAAATGAGCGCAAATATATTATTCATATCGGAAAGTTTAATTAAAAGCAGAACAGGAATAAGTGATGCAATAGATGGTAAACAATTAAAGCCACATATTAAGGTAGCACAGGATTTATATTTGCAGCCTGCATTGGGTTCAACTTTATATCTTCGTTTGCAGTCAGGTATAGAAGCGGACAACCTTTCTAATTTAGAAAAAGTATTATTAGATAATTATATAACTGATTGCTTGCTATGGTACACAATGAGTTTATTACCATTTGGATTAGGTTACCAGTTTTTCAGTAAAGGCATTCTTCAAAAGACAAGTGAAGAAAGCAACGCACCAAGCAGAGCAGATTTAGAATTGATAGGTAACGAATATAAAAAGACTGCTGAATTTTATAAGCAAAGATTAATTAATTATTTAAGGGAGAATTACTTATTATATTCTCAATATTTTAATCCTGCAAGTGGATTAGATGTTATTTTTCCCGAATTAAAAGCATATACAAGCCCTATTTATTTAGGTAATGTAGTTGATGGTGTAAGGGTGTTTTCTAATAATGCAACTACGGATGGGGCTACAACTATTTATCATACACCAGCAGCAGGGGATAATAGTTTTTCAGTTGGTGGATTGACTAATAAAGTGGTATTAATTGCAACAAGGTCAGGGCTAGTTAAAGGAATTACTAATTTACCTACTGCAAATCCAATGTATTTACAAATTGTTAATAATGTAGTTACGTTATCTACTGGTGATGTAACACAAGCAGCAGAAATATTTACATTCACAATAAGATAATTATATGGCTTATAAAAAAGCATTAATTCAAAAAGTATTATTTCATGACTTACAACCAATTAATAACAACAATAACAAGCCTATTGCAAAGCCATGCAATGATAGAGACGGCAAAGCACACAACCCCAAAAGAATGGTTGCTAAGGGATGAGCAGCCAATTTATCCAATAGCTTGCTTTTCTGTTAATTCGGGAACTATGAATATAGGCAGGGAGCAAGTGTTTTCTGTTCAATTTTTCTTTTTAGACAAAAGCGGAAAGGAAGCAGAATTTGAAAACGATGTTATAAGCGACCAAATACAAACTGCATCAGATATATTAAGCCTAATGAGAACAGGCAGGAATAGTTATTCAATAGATGATAACGTTTCGTTTAATGCAATATCGGATAAATACGAGGATTATTTAGCGGGTATAGAATACACAATTAACATTTCAACTCAAAACGAATTTACAGGATGCAACGTGCCATTATAATAATTTTATTATTTTTATCTTTTGGATTAAAAGCACAGGTTTACCAAGCTATGCCACAGGCTGGATATGGTCCTGTAAAAAGATTTTTAACAGATAGTGTTTTGACTATTCCAACTGGTATAAATTCTTTAAGAAATATAACTGGTGGAAGGGATGCAGGACAAATAAGATGGAATACAACTGATAGTAGTTTGTATATGTATAGTGGTTCACAATGGATTAAAATAAATACAGATACAAGTTCGTTAAATAATAAGATTAATGGTAAATTAAATATAAGTGATACGGCTGCCATGCTTGCCACTTATTTAAATGCAAGTGATACTATCAGCCTTTCAAATAGAATAAATTTAAGGGTTAAATATTCAGATACTGCATCGATGCTTTTACCATATTTACGAAAGTTAGATACTGCAAGTTTATCAGATAGGATTAATAAAAAAATGGATAGTTTAATATTAACTACCATTGGCACAGGTGGATTGGCAACGTTGCTAGGAACTACTTTAAATATTCCAAATTATAGCGGCGCATTAACTGGATATGTGCCATATTCAGGTGCAACAAATAACGTTACATTAGGAAGTTATAATTTAACAGGAACTTTATTAAATGCAGATTATGCTTTACAGGTAAAAAATGGTGTTGGTGCTTATGGTAATTCTACTGTAAATTATACTGCAATTACTTCAGATAATGGAAGTTTTAATTTTTTTACCAATTGGATGTCAGGACCAACATTATTTCAAAAGGGTGTGGCTTTCGTATATCCTACAAGCGGTACAACTTTTCAATATTTATTACCTATCCGAAATGGCACTTTAGCATTGGTAGAAGATACGGTAAGTTTATCAAATAGAATCAATGCGAAATTAGCAATAACGGACACAGTTTCTTTGTCAAATAGAATTAACCTAAAAGCAGATAAGTCCACTACCTTAACCATTAACGGGACTGGTTATGATTTAAGCGCAAACAGAAGTTGGACTATCCCTACTACAGACACTACCAGCCTTTCTGATAGGATCAATACAGAGGCATCAAGGGCAACAACTGCGGAAGGATTAAAGCTGAACATATCAGACACAGCCGCTATGCTTAGTGCATACTACAAGGCTTCTAATCCAGCAGGATATATCACTGCTGCTGCTATTGCAGGGAAATTAAATATAAGTGATACGGCTTCAATGCTATCTAATTACCAAAGTGCTATAAATGCTCGTGTTAAATATACCGATACTGCGGCAATGTTAGACCCCTATTTAACCGCTGCGGTAACAAGTGTAGGGTTATCAATGCCAGTTGCTTTTAATGTCAGCAATAGCCCTGTAACAAGCACAGGAACGATTGCAGTAACAGGAGCAGGAACGGCAGCACAATATATTCGTGGTGATGGTCAATTGGCTACTTTGCCATCAGGTGCAAGCGGTGGAAGTTCGGTTGATTATTATTTAAATGGGGGAACAAGTCAGGGAACTATTGGCGGAAGTACTTATTACGAAATGAGTAAAATTCCAGTTATAGGAACTGGCGCAGATTTTAATAGAACTAACGCACAAGGCAACGGATTAATTGCACAATTTATTACTGATGTTGCAGACCCAAACAGGACAGAAATACCAGCAGGGGCATGGAATTTTGAAATGTTTTTTAGTGCTTCTTCAAATGGCGGTACACCTTCATATTATATAGAATTATTAAAGTACGATGGTACTAATTTTACTTCGATTGCTAGTAGTTCGGCAGTACCTGAATTAATTACAAGCGGAACTATTATTGATTTATATTTAACTTCTTTAGCAGTTCCATTTACTGCATTATCTATAACGGATAGATTAGTGGTAAGAGTTTATGTTACTACTTCAGGTAAGACAATTACACTACATACTCAAAACGGACATCTTTGTTTGATTACAACAAGTTTTGCAGGTGGTGTAACATCGTTAAATGGGTTGGCTGCAAATACTCAATATTTGGCAGTTGATACGGTAGGAAGTGATTTTAATATTAACAGTTTAGTTGATACACATACTTTTAATTTACCGACTGCAAGCGCAACAAAACGAGGTGCTTTAAAGTCTGCGGATTGGTCAACCTTTAATGGTAAAATGAATTATTCAGATACTGTAAGTTTATCAAACCGAATTAATTTAAAATTAAATAGTGCAGATACGGCAAGTTTATCAAACAGAATTAATACAAAAGCAGACGCATTAAGCGGAACAACTAACACAATACCTAAATTCACTTCAGGAACTACAATAGGAAATAGTAATATAAAAGATGATGGAAATATAGTAAGTGTTAATGCAACGGCTGGAACTTTTGGTGCTTTGCAAGTTGGTAATTATAATGGTAATATTTTAATGAATACTAACAATACAAGTGCAGGTTTAATATTTCAAAATACATCAGCATCCAATAAAAAATGGGATTTTTCTTCTTATAATAATGACCTATCTTTTAACGAATCAAATGTTAATCCTGTAATGACTTTGCAAGCAGGGGGCAATGTGGGAATAAATGTAACTAACCCATCTAATAAATTAGAAGTGAATGGAACTTTTAAGTCGGTAGGTATTGCGACATTTGGCAGCACATTATCAAACGGAACTTATGCCTATACATTGCCATCTGGCACAGGTACATTAGCGCTTTCAAGTGCTTTTGATACTACTTCATTAAGCAACCGAATAAATACAAAATTAAACATTAGTGATACTGCTTCTATGCTTAGCGGATACCAAAGCGCAATTAATTCTAAGCAACCACAATTAAATGGTACTGGTTTTGTAAAAGCATCAGGCACTACAATTAGTTATGATAATAATACCTATGCAACTACATCAGCATTAAGTGGATATTTACCATTGAGTGGAGGCACTTTAACAGGTGCTTTGGGTGCGACTAGTGCTACGTTTGTAAGTTCAAATGCAGCTGGAACATTAGGAGTTTATGCAAGTACATCAGGGAGGGGTATTATGATTAACCCAAATCTAACAGTTGGTCAAACTTCAATATATTCTGATTATTTAGGAGGTGCAGAACCTACTCTATATTTAGCTACTTATACAAACAGGAGTAATGGTTTAGGGATAACTTTAAATACTAATGGAACAGTAACATTAGGTGCTGCTTTGGGTGGGACTAGTGCTACTTTCTCTAGTAGTGTAACTTCATCACAATTTATTTCTCCTTCAAATTTAAATAATTCTCAATTAAATACAGGAAGTGTAGAAATTCAATCTTATGTAGTAAATAATAGTTGGGTAGGAGATAATGTTTATTATAATGGAACAAATTTTACTAGAAGAAATGCAGGATATGCTTCTCAACTTTATTTTGAAACAAGCGGTGCTATTGCCTTTTTTACTTCACCAAGTGCAGCAGCAGGAACAACACCTTCATTTGTAAGAAGTCTAACATTAACTAATACAGGAGCAGCTACGTTTTCTAGTAGTGTAAGTGTTGGTGGGTATTTAACAGGAACAGGAGTTAACCCAGGAGGACTTGGTGGAAGTAGATACCTTATTGACTTTTCAGGAAATTATTCAAGGTTTTTTTCTTATGGTATTAATAATGCTACAAATGGAGGATTTTTATTTAATTCACAAAGGAGTGATGGTACAAATAGTTTAGATTTTTTAACCATAGCCCCTACAGGAGCAGCTACGTTTAGTTCATCGATTGCTGCAACAGGAGTAGTAGACATAAAAGGTGTAGGTTCTAATACTTTAGGAAGTGGACCATATCTTGAAATGGGTTCACCAGCAGGAAATAGATATTTTTTAGAACAACTTAATGCTTCAGATGGATGTGATTTTTGGTATTATAACGGTTCATCTTGGGCGGTAAAACAAACATTTAATTCAGATGGTAATGTTAAATTTATTGGGTTAGCAGGTTCAGGAAGCAGAGCAGTTTTAGCTGATGCAAATGGTTTATTATCCGCTCCTGTATCGGATATTAGTGTAAAAGAAAATATTAAGCCTTTAGATTATGGTATAGCTGATATTATGAAATTAAAGCCTGTTTCATTTGAATATATTAAATCTTATAAAAACTACGGGAAAGGAAAGCAGATAGGAAACATTGCACAAGATATGGCAAAGGTAATTCCAGAAGCAGTTTTCACTACACCGTCAACAGGTAAGATGGGTATTAATTATGACCAATTAAATGGTGTTTATATTAAAGCATTACAAGAGTTGCAGTTACAAAATGAAGCATTAATTAAAAGAATAGAAACATTAGAAAACAAATAAATCAAATATGAAAAAAACAATCACAACCCTAGTAATGGCATTAACCATGTCAACAGTATTTGCCCAAGTATCCGATACATTAATTATACGTATCGACACCACAACTTTTAAGAACGTAATTGCAATTATACAAAAGCAATTGGATAGCAAAGCAGCAAGTGATTACATTTTGCAAGCATTGAGTAAATATGAATTAATATCAACAAAGCCTAAAGAAATAAAAAAGTAATATGAAAAAAATAATCTTATCAGTTTTAGTGTTGGCATCATTGTCAACAAAAGCGCAAATGTTTAGAAATAATTCCGATACTGCAATAATTGGAAATGATACTATCTACTACCAAAAGGGTGGTATATTAATTAAGCCAGTTATTGTTAATTACAAAGGAGAGGACGCATGGTCATTAAGTTGGACTGCTAACAACCTTTCAAGCAACGGAGAAGGGTGTAATACATACGTAACATTAAGAGGTAAAAACAACAACCAGTTAGCTGATTTTAACTGTTATATTCCTGCTTCAGTAGTTGCGGTTTGGGGAATTAGTAATGCTCCGATAGATTCTACAATCCTATCTCAATATCCAAGATTTGTAAAACAAGACTAATGAACTGGCACGATTACAAAATATACATATTGAATGGGGTTGCGCTTTCGGTATCTCTTACAAGTATTGAAACATATTTACGCATTTCATTATTAGTCCTTTCAATAGCATACACAATTTTTAAACTTTTAAAAAATGATAAAAATGAAAAATCTTAAAACAAGTTTGGCTGGTTTATTGGCTGGTATGCCATTTGTTATTGATGCGCTTATGCAAGCCTATACGGCTGGTTCTTTTACCAACAAAAGCGGTCTACAATTAGTTGCAGCTATCGGGGTGGTTCTTTTAGGTCTATACAGTAAAGACCACGATGTTAAAGGTCTTTAAGTTATTAGTAGCAGTTATCCTATTAGGGGGCTGCTACACCCAATTTAAAGCTACCAAACAAGTTGACAAGGCGTTGGCTCATTATCCGCAAATAGTGGCTAGAATCGCCTTAGATTCTTTTCCTTGTGATGTTATCCGTATCGATACGTTTATATCCGTAAGAGATTCAATTATTGAATGTATTCCAGTAGAAAACTTTACAACCCTGTCCCAAATAGATACAATATATGGGACTAAAAAAGTATTTATAAAGTTGCCTATTAGGACAACTTACATTACCAAAGTGGTTGAATCAACTGCAAAGCTAGCCATAATTAACGCTCAATTGGATTCGGTTAATAATGTGATTCGCGAATTGCAAAAGGCAAAGGGTGAACTAACTGGTAAGGTTGATAGAAAGAATAAAGTTATTTGGTGGCTTATTGGTCTTTTATTGTTATTGTCAATTCCATTAGTTATCCGCATTTTCAAGATGTTATCAATAAATATATAGTTTTACAATATGAAGCAGCCATCTGAAGAATTTTACCGATTAATAAAGTTATTTGAAGGGTGTAAATTAGAGGCTTACAGATGCCCTGCTAATGTGGTAACTATTGGGTGGGGTAGTGTTTTAGATAGTAAAGGGAATGCATTTCACATGGGTGCTAAAATAACACAGGCTGATGCTGATTTACTTTTGAAAAATGAAGTTAATAAAAAAGCAAAGTTTTTAAATAAAGAATTGGGAAAAACAGAAGTAACGCAAAATCAATTTGATGCGCTTTTGTCATTTCAATATAATTGTGGTAATGCTGCATTAAGCAGAAGTACATTATTCAGAAGGGTAAAGACAGACCCTAATGATAGTTTTATTATATCAGAATTTGCAAAATGGAACAAGGCAGGCGGTAAAGAAGTTAAGGGATTATCAATAAGAAGATCAATGGAATCAAAACTTTATTTCACAAAATAAAAATTATGCGCCCAAGATTTAATGAGATTCAAACGGACTGGTGGCAACAAAAGCAATTATTTGATAAACAACTTTACAAGGTATTAATATTTTCAGACTGTCATGGATGGCTGGCAGACCTTTCGGCACTTCGTTGCATTAATAAAGTACTTCAGCATAATAAATTTGATGAGGTAATTATTAATGGGGATGTAACTGATATGCCTTATATATCAAAGCACAGTCAGAAATTATATCAAGAAGGTATATTAAAAGGATATACCGAAGTAGGAGAAATAGAATACACCAAAGAGCAGATTTTAAAACCTTTACGATTAAGTACTGATGCAAAGATTCGTGTTAGACTAGGCAACCATGACGAGAGAATAACTAATCCATATAATTTAGGTGATAAGCAATTGGCAAGATTAGCGGTACTTTACAAAAATTACAATAGTACGAAATACAATGAGATGTTAGGATTGAAAGAAACTGACGGATTTATTTATGATGAAAGCGATGTTTATAATCTATTTAATATTTTTGATGTTACCCACGGATTGAGTTTAAATAAAACCGCAGCCGAAAAAAACATTTATGAGTATATGGGTAGCGGTTCTACTGGTCATACTCATAGACTAAATTCTAAATACTTAACCAATAGAAAAAACCCTTATGTTTGGCTAGAAAGTGGATGTACAAGATTAACAAAAGAAGTTGAATTTTTCCCAACAGGAAAGACCGCTGATTGGCAACAAGGATTTATAGAAGTTGTATTTACGAAGACAGGGTTTTTTGCCCAGCCTACTTTGATATTAAATGGTGAATGTTATTATAACGGTATAATATACAAGGGATGAACGGAAGTATATTAATACCTGAAAACTTTAAGCTGGGTGGAAAAACTATTAATATAATTATAGACAATGAATATTGTAACGATAACAACTGTCTAGGTGAAGCGGATTTTAGTTTAAAAATAATTACTTTATGCGATACCTATGCAGGTAAGAAATTAACTAAGCGAAGCAAAGAGCAAATATATTACCATGAATTAATACATCAGATATTGCATACTATGAAGCTAGAAAGATTAAAGTATAATGAGTTATTTGTTGATGCTTTTGCTGACTGCTTAATTGAGTATGAAAGGACAAAAAGATAGTTTGTTTTTTAGTTTTTGGTTTAATCCTGCCGTTTCTACGGTGGGATTTTTAATTTATTTTATGACCTGAAACCCAATAGAATCAATGCTTATTATAATTATTATATATATATTGTAAAAAAAACTTTAAAATAAATTTGGTAGTGTCAAAAAAGGTTGTATCTTTGATTTATCAAATAACCTTTAAAACTTTAAAATTATGAAAATCAAAGTAACAAAAACATTTTATGATGGTCAAAAATTTACGGAATTAGGTTTTTATTCATCTTTAGAATCTGCTCATAGTGAACATAAACATTATGAATATCAACAGACTTTTGAAGATATTGAAAATGGCTTAGTTCCTTATATTCATTTAATTGAATATAGAAATGAAGAACATTGTAATGATTTATATTTTACTTGCAAGAATATTTAAATTAAAAGGGGGTGCAGCATCCTATCAACTGCATAAACGAAAAAACAAACAAAATGACTTACGCAAAAATTACATTTAACGGTTCAAAAACTTACATGGTAATTGATAGCGCTAACCAATGCAGGTTTGCTACAACTTCAGAAAAAAAAGCAAAAAACTTTTTAGCTAAACTTTTAAAACAAGTAAAAAATTAAATTATGAAAGCAACAATTAAAATAAAAAATCCTTTTACTTATCCAACATATACAGTTATGATAGGTAAAGAAATAATCAAAGGGTTTTATTTAAAATCTGAAGCACTAATTTTTAAAAATAAAATAAACCAAAAATGAAACCAAGCCAACTAAAAATGCTCGAAGATTTGTACAACTTTCTAGGAGCAAACGAAACCTTACTAAAAGCAGAATTTAAAAAATTTAAAAAAGCATACCCAAAAGAAAAATTTAACTTTTTACAATTTTCAGTAACCACTTATTCAAACTTAAATGAAAACAACAAACCCACCAAACCCAGCAAATGATTTCAACGAATGGATTAACTACATTTATAACTTATTAAAAGAAAATTATGACAGACAAAGAAATTAACGATGCGATTATTATTACAATCATTATTTTGGTAGCCTTATTTGCCGATAACATTTTAAACTTTTTTTAACATGAAATACAAATTTAAAACCGAAATTGAAACCGAAATTGATATTGAATTGCCTTATTATTTTAAAATAGAAAATTCACATATTACAGATTCTTATTTTGCTATAATATCAGAAAATTTAGCGATTTGCAATTGGAAAATTAATGATATTACTTCTTTAAATTGTCCTCAAGTAATAACAAAATTTATTGATAAAGGCAAAGTAATTACTGCATCAGAATTTAAAACTGCGATAACACAATCGTGTAACCATATAATTAATTTAGTATGAAAGACAGTATAGAATTATACATCGAACATCCTACCGATTGGGAGCAGTCAGAATATGTAATAGTAGATTACTTTATAGGATGGGATGGTGATAATTTAGATGATTTAGGAATTGACAAATGGCATTCAGTAGATTTAGCCGAATGGATAACAGAAGATATAGTTTACAATGAATTATTTAACCAAATAAAAAAACAAAATGAGCAACCTAATCAAAATTAAAGCTGGAACAGGACGGTCAAAACTAATTTCGTGCCGTCTTAAAATGAGTGATTATTTACTTTATCAAAAATTATGCAATGAAAACAATTTAACTTTAAGTGTTATTCCAAGAAATGCAATTATTAATTTTTTAAACAAAACAAAATGAGCAATCTAATTAAAATTCAAAGTGAATTAAAAGCACCCAAAAACCAAACTAATGCGTTTGGAAAGTACAAGTACCGAAGTTGCGAGGATATCCTCGAAGCGGTAAAGCCTTTACTTTTAAAATATGATTGCTTACTTGTTATAAGTGATGCAATTAAAGAAGCAGGAGGAATTATCTACTGCGAAAGCAGGGTTATTTTTAAAGACAAAGATGGTGATATAACAATTAGTGCTTGCGCTGGTATAGAACCAAATCGAAAAGGAATGGATATAGCACAATCATTCGGGGCATCCAGTAGCTACGCAAGAAAGTACGCATTGAATGGTTTATTTTTAATTGATGATACTAAAGATGCAGATGCTACCAATGACCATAAGCCTAAAGAAGATATTAAACCTTTTATGACTGATGATAAAATGATTAGCTTAGTAGCAAGGTACAATGATGGGGAAAGGGATATATTTGAGAAAGCAAAAGCGCACTTAGTATTAAGGGATAAAGATTTACTAACAATAAAAGCCTTAAAATGATAGAACAATATTCTAGCGAGTGGTTTGCCCAAAGGATGGGCAAACTTACTTCATCAACCATTTACAACCTGATGACCGAACCAAAGTTAAAAAGCGAAGCAGGGCAATTATCAGTAAGTACAAAAGAATATTTAACAAGTAAACTTGCCGAACGTTTAACAGGGGTACAAAGGGAATTTACTAGCAATGCAACCAATCATGGTTTAGAATTAGAGAATGAAGCCATAAGATTCTATGAAGGTAAGACAGGAAACAAAGTTAATCCTTCAGGGTATATTGAATCAATTAGCGGTCTGTATGGTGGTACACCTGATGGGTTAATTGAAGGTGGTGGAATAGTGCAAATTAAATGCCCCTACCAATATTCAAATCATATTAATAACGGTTGCATTGATAGTCAGGAATATTTTAAAAAGAATTACAAACAATATTACTGGCAATGCCAAAGTGATATGATAGTAACGGAAAGCGAATTTTGTGATTATGTTTCTTATTGTCCCCAGATAGCTGATAACTTAAAAATGTTTATCTTTAGGATTGAAGCAAACATTGGTGATATGGAATTGCTTTTACAAAAAATACATATGGCTGGAGAATATATTAATAACCTTTATAATCAAATTTCAAATGAACGATAATTTAAAAACAATACTAAAATACATTCAGTTATATACCGAATGCGATGATTATGCTTTAGGTAAAATATCTTTATTATTTGATAAATATCCTTTAGAAACTGTTAGGGTACAGATAGTTGAGAAAGAAGTAAAGCAATTTATTCCTGAAAAAAAAGATATAGATGAATGGACAAAGAAATATCTTATAACAAATAACATTACCTATGAACAATTAACTGCTAATAATCGTAAATATGAAACAGTATTGCAAAGGGTTAATTTTTCTAAAGAAGCTAGAGATAATGGATTTTATTTAACGCAGATAGGTAAAAAATTAAAGATGCATCACTCTAGCATCATTCACTTAGTAAACAATTTTCAACCATAAAAACAAAACAATGACAGCACCAACAAATCAAAATGCAGAAGTATTAAATTTGCTTCTAACAGAAAAACAAACATCACTTAACTTAGTGATGAATGGAATCCTTAACCCAACTGCAAGGATTACAAACCTTCGTGCAATGGGAGTAAATGTCCTTTGTGAATTTATTTCACATACTAACAAGTTTGGTAGGGCAATCAGGTATGGTGAATTTTCAGTATTGAATAAAAAAGATTCAAGGAGAATTTACAAAGAAATTAATTAATTAACTAGGGGTGGTTAATTCCACCCCTTAAATTTACATCATGATAAGCATAAATTCAAATATATTCGATTTTAAAATAAATAATTCAGCTAAACTTTTTTATGTTTATCTTCAGCATACAAAAGCACTAGAAAAATCAAATGCCCATTATGCAGATTGCTTTGAAGTATCTACAATGACAATTACCAACTGGCTAAATGAACTTCAGGATAAAGGAATTATAGAAATAATTTTTGATAAAAACAAACGTAAAATAAAAATTAATGAATAAATCTTATTACTTTAGCCATGATTACGCAGCAAGTAATGATGTAAAGATTCTATTTTTGCGGCAACAATTAGGGATGGAAGGTTATGGCATCTATTGGTTTTTAGTTGAAAACTTGGCACAGGCTGGGGGCATTCTACCCATGAACATTACCCCAGTTCTGGCAATGCAGATGCAGACAAATGAGGTAAAAGTAAAGGCAGTAATTGAAGAATTTAATTTGTTTACAATTGCTGAAAATGGTTTCTTTTCTAAAAGATTAACCGAACATTTAGAGATGAGAAAAAAACTAAGTGATAAGGGTAAAATTGGTGCTGCTTTACGTTGGAAAAATGGGGGGGCTATTGGGGATGCCATTGGGGATGGCAATGCAAAGAAAGAAAGTAAAGAAATAAATAATAGGGATTTTTTAACAAAAATTGTTCTTTAATACATTCTTAATCCTTAAATGAGTATAAATGCTATTTAAACGCATTTTAAGGTAGCAAGGTTTGATTTTAAATTACTTTTGATAGAATCTATCACGAACCAATTAAATAACCAAAAAACAGGCTTAAAATGGCTAAGACAACAAAAGCACCACCAAACAACAAAGATGTTGAAGATAGGATTTTAGGTGTATTATTAATCGAGCAGAATAGTGTTCATACCTACATTGCTAAAATTACATCAGAATTTTTTTACCAAACTAAAAATCAATTAATATTTAAAGCAATACAGGGGTTATATGATAAAATGAGTGCAATTGATATTGTAACAGTTTGCCAGCACCTAACTACCAACGAGCAAATGGAAACAGTTGGCGGAGCATTTGAAGTTGTTAAACTAACAAATAATGTTACTGGCAGTTCATCAATGAATGATTGGATATTAATTCTACAACAAAATTACCTGCAAAGAAAAGGTATTGTAATTGGTCAGGAATTAGTAAATGATTCTTATCAGGGAGAAATAGAAAACCATTTAAATAATGCTTCTAATAAAATATTAAACGCACAGGAAAGTATTTATAAAAATAGTGAAAAGGGAATGGCTCATTACATCATGAGTCTAGCTAAAGAAAGGGATGCAGTTTTAGAAAATGGTCAGATAGGAATTGATACAGGATGGGAGAGTTTAAACAAATATATTAGTGGATGGGTTAATCCTGATTTAATTATACTAGCAGCAAGACCAGCACAGGGTAAAACTGCTTTTATGTTGAATGCAATCCTTAACGTATTAAGGCAAGATAAACCAGTAGGAATATTTAGTTTGGAAATGTCAGGGGAGCAGTTAGTTAACCGATTAATAAGTTTGGATAGTGGGATAGCACATCATTATTTACGGACTAACAACCTTACAGAAGCACAAAAGTTTATGCTAATGGCAAGTGAGGAAAGATTGCAAAAAGCAAAATTGTACATTGATGATACACCAAGTTTAAACATCAGAGATTTAAGGAGCAAAGCAGCCATACTAAAAAGAAAATATAACATTGAATTTCTTTGTATTGATTACCTTCAACTTATGAGTGGAGTAGACAGGAAAGGAAATAGAGAAAGCGAGATTGCAGAAATAAGCAGAGGGTGTAAAATAATAGCAAAGGAGTTAAACATACCAGTAATGGCATTAAGTCAATTAAGCAGAGCAGTTGAAAGCAGAAACGATAAGATGCCGCAACTTTCAGACCTTAGAGAAAGCGGAGGCATAGAGCAGGATGCAGATTCAGTTATCTTTTTAATGCGACCTGAAACATACGGAATAAAAGAAATAGAAGTTGATGGAATAACTTATGGCAGCGAAGGTAAATGTATTGTTAAGTTAGCAAAGAATCGGCACGGTAATTTAAAAAACATTCCTTTTCAATTTATAGGTGAACGGATGGAATTTAAAGAAATGAAATTATAAACCATATAAAAACAAAAAAAATGAAAGTATTAATAGCCTGTGAAGAAAGTCAAGCAGTAACAAAAGCATTTAGAGAATTAGGACACGAAGCATTTAGTTGCGATTTATTAAATTGTTCAGGTGGTTATCCTGAATGGCATTTTAAACAAGATATATTTGAAATAATAGACAAGGGGTGGGATTTAATGATTGCACATCCACCTTGTACTTTTTTATCAGTAAGTGGTGCTAGATGGTTATATAATAAAGATGGTAGTATAAACGAAGAAAGGTATAATAATCAAAAAGAAGCATTAAATTTTGTACAGGATTTAATGAATTCAAATATTCCTAAAATAGCAATTGAAAATCCTATTAGTGTAATTTCTTCTAAAATAAGAAAACCTGACCAAATAATACAACCTTATATGTTTGGTGATTCAGCATCTAAATCAACTTGTTTATGGCTTAAAAATCTTCCAAAATTAGAATCTACAAATATTGTATCTAAAGGTGATTTTTTTGAGTTTAAGGATAGAAAGACAGGTAAAAATAAAAGGCAACCAATGTGGTATTACGAAGCATTACAGAAAGCTAAATCGCCTGGTGAAAGAAGAACATTAAGAAGTAAAACATTTCCAGGCATAGCACAGGCAATGGCTACTCAATGGGGAAACTTATGAAAGCAATCCTAGAATTTAATCTACCTGAAGATAACCAAGAATTTGAACTGCATACAAAAGCATTAAAAATGTATAGCACTTTGTGGGATTTTGATGTATGGTTAAGAAGCGAAATAAAATACAAAGACAAGGAACTGGATGAGGTAAGGGATAAATTAAGAGAGTTAATGAATGACAATAGGATTGACTTTGATATGGTAGAATGATTGATAAACAAGATTTTAATGAGCGATAAATTAATGACTATAATTCGGAATATTTCCGACATAACCGTTATTTTATGACGAAGCATTTAACATTATACTTTGCCAAATAATAACATTTAATTGAGTTTTGGCCGCATATAAATTGACAATCTTAGAAGTGTAATTGTGCCAAATTCAGTAGTTATACTGCGCATATTTAATCAAAAGTAAACCAATAGCTTAACAAAATATCAACTATTTACTTTACATATTGCATGAATTTTGACGGATAAATCATGCACAATGTGCCATATAAAGCACTAATGATTGGTTTATGCGACATTTAAGAAACATTAAAAGTAGGTGCAAAAGAATATAAATACGCGCAGATTAATTAATTACATTCAAAAACATATAAATTATGACACCAATCCTAACATTGGATATACAGGTTCGAATCCTGTCCTGATTACTACTAATTCGGAAATACCGAATTAATCATTGCAAATCTGCGTAGAATAGTATCGTTATTCACCGCAAACCGTTACAATCTGTCACGGTTTTATAAAAATTTGTGACATAAATTATAAAAACTTGTTGTACCTAAATTATAAAATGCTGCTGATATTAATAACTTTATTTTAAATGTGAATAAGTTTATTTTAATTTTATGAAATGTTAGAGAAAGACTTACACAGGTTGGTTTGCGACTACATAAGAAAAATGTACCCCTATGTTATATTCAGGACTGACTTTAGTTCAGGGATGAGAATGAGCATTGGGATGGCTAAGCGCCACAAAGCATTGCAATATTCAAATGCTTATCCTGATTTATTTTTAGCAGAAGCACGAAAGGGTTATAATGGATTCTTTATTGAATTAAAAACAATAAATAATGTGGTATTTAAAAAAGATGGTTCAATGCGAAAGAACGCACATCATGAGGAACAGGAAACAATGATGCTAAAGCTAAGAGGAAAGGGATATAAAGCAGAATTTGGATTAGGATTTGGACATACAATTAAATTAATAAACGAATATTTAAACAACCAATAACAATGAACGAAGAAAAAAAACAACCTATCAGATTAGGAAGCGGTAAAAAAATTAACGATACTTTCCTAAGTTCAAGCCTATGTATCACAGATGCCTTAGAGCATTCATACGAATACAATGGTAAGAAGTATATTAAATTAAACATTAGCATATTTGCTGAACCTGACCAGTACGGAAAGAACGTAAAGATTACATTGAATGATTACGACCCAAAGGCAAAAGCAGAAACACCAAAAGCAAAGCCAGTAAGTATTAATTCAAATGATTATTTACCTTTTTAATGAAAGCGCATACTAAAATATACATGAAGTATTTTGGGTATGGGTTAGATTCGTATTTTGCCTGTGAAGTCTGTGATAATCGTGGAGTTGATTTACATCACATTGAAAATAGGGGCATGGGTGGAAGTAAGACAAAAGATTATATCGAAAATTTAATTTGCGTTTGTAGACAATGCCACGAGTTTTTCGGCGAAAAGGATGAATATTTACAATTTTTAAAAGACAAGCATTATGAATTTATGCAACGAAATGGAAGAACAGTTTAAACCAATCAAAGGTTACGAAGGATTATACGAAGCTGGTAATTTGGGAAGCATTAAAAGTTTAATAACTAATAAAATATTAAAGCCACAAAGTAATCCACGTGGATATTATATTGTAGGGTTATCTATAAATAATAAATCTACTTCTAAAAGTGCTCATAGATTGGTAGCGGAAACTTTTATTCTTAATTTAGAAAACAAGCCACAAGTAAATCATATTAACGGAATTAAAAATGATAATAGAATTGAAAATCTTGAATGGGTAACTGGTAAAGAAAATATTAATCATGCAATAAAAATGGGATTAAGAATAGAGGCAGGTAAATTAATAGCATTAAATAATATAAAAACAAAAAGCAAACAAACTTTAGATTTGTATACTGGAATTGTATTTGATAGTTTAAAAATTGCTTGTAAATCATTAAATTTAAATTATCATACACAGGCAAGTAGAATATTAAAAAATAATAATAATAGGTTACAATACATTTAAAACATAATTATGACATTATTAGAACAGATTAATATTGACTTGCAAAAGCGCGAAGAAAAAGGAATTAAAACTTATGGAACTAAATTAGATGATGCAGATTTAAACAAAGAACAGTTATTAAATCATTTGTACGAGGAGTTACTAGATTCAGTATTTTACATTAAAAAATTAATCAATGATAAAAGTTAAGGTAGCTGCTATTAAAAGCAACCCTAAAAACCCGAGGCTAATTAAAGATGATAAGTTTAAAAAACTTGTAAAGTCAATCAAAGAGTTTCCTGAAATGGAAACAGTCCGACCTATTGTAGTTAATAAAGACATGGTTATACTTGGAGGTAATATGAGGTATAAAGCTATGATTGAATGCGGATATAAAGAAGTTAACGTTGAAGTAGTTGACTGGAGTGAACAAAAGCAGAATGAATTTATTATTAAAGACAATGTAGGTTTTGGGGAATGGGAGTGGGAGATGGTCGCAAATGAATGGGATGAAATTGAATTAAAGGATTGGGGATTGGATTTGCCAGTATTTAAAAATGATATTGATTTTGACAATATAACTTCAAATGAAGATAGGAATATAGATAAACCTAGTAAATCAGTTACTTGTCCTAAATGTTTAAATAAATTTGAAGCATAATGGCAATACCTTATATGGGTTCAAAGCGAAAGTCTGCACAAAAAATTTATCAAACAATAGTAAATTTTAATCCTAATTTAAAAACTATTGTAGATTTATTTTGTGGTGGATTTGCTATTGGTGAATTATTTTATAAAAATGGATTTAATGTTATTGCAAATGATAAAAATAAGTATGTAACTGCATTATTAAATCAAACAATAAATAATGGTTTAGACGAACAAAAATGTACTGAATTTATTACAAGGGATAAATTTAATGATATTTTAAAAAATAGTGATAATTATGAAGATTGGTATGTAGGTTATGCAAGTTGTATTTGGTCTTTTGGTAATAATCATCAGAAAGGTTATATGTTTGGAAAAGAAACCGAGCCATATAAAAAAGCTGGTCACGAATTAGTTATTAATAAAAATCCATTGTTATTAAAAGAATTATTACCTAATATACCACAAAAATATATTGATGGTATTTTAAAACAAACAGATTGGCATAAAAGAAGGATAGCACTTGGGAAAGTTGCAAAAGCACTTAAAAATAGAATTTTAGAACTACAGCAACTAGAGCGACTAGAGCAACTAGAGCGACTACAGCAACTAGAGCGACTAGAGCGACTACAGCGACTAGAAATATTTAATAAAAGTTATAATGAAATAGTTATACCTAAAGATGCAGTAATATATTGTGACCCTCCATATGAAGGAACTGCTGAATATAAAGAAGGAGCATTTAACCATATTGAATTTTGGGATTGGGTAAGGATAATTTCTAAAACAAATAAAGTATACATATCGGAATATAATGCGCCTAAAGATTTTGATGTATTACTTTCATTTAGTCAAAAAAGCACATTGCAAGGTGGAACGCAAAAGCATAATAACCAGCCTGATGAAAAATTATTTATTCCTAAAGGTCAAGAAATATAATGAATAAGTGTAACGATATAGTGCTGGAGATTTATAACCATCCTGACCTTATAAAAGCAATAAGCAAAACAAAGCCTGAATCAATACAAGACGATTTAAGGCAGGAAATAGCAGTCAGCTTACTACTCCAGCCTTGTGATAAGATAAGCGCACTATTTGCTTCTAATAACCTATTACGATATGCTATAAAGATATGTTGGTTTATGGCTACTTCTAAAACAAGTGAATTTTACTATAAATACAAAAAAAGTGATTTACTAAAGGCGGTTGAGTATTTTAATAGTCAATTGGATTTACCGATAATACCTGAAAGTTTAGCAGAAGAGGCAACAAAAGCACTTACAAAAAATAACATAGACATAGAAACAGATCACGAAATAAGAATTTTCAATAAATACGTAGAACTTGGAAGCAATAGAAAAGTAGCAGAGTATTACGGAATACCAGTTAACCACGTTTGCAATATTACTAACAAAGTAAAAAAAGAATTAAAATGTATATTATTACAATAGCAGCCTTTACATTTGCTTATTACTTCATTAACGTATTTAATGGGCATATCATTTTAAAAAGAATATTTAAAATACCTTTAGTAAAAAGATTTAGACCATTTGACTGTATTCAATGTCTTACTGTTTGGTCAGCATTAGCATTTACGTTTCTACCTATTCATACAGTTGAAACAATAGCAGTAATATTTGCAGCAGGATTTATATCGATTAAGATTAAGTAGATACAAAAGTAGATACAAAAGCATGAACATAATCGGATTAACACATAAGGAATCAGGATGCGGATATCATAGAGTAATATTGCCACTTGCTTTTATGAATGACATTAAAGGTTATGTAACCAACTTTATAACTGAAGATAAAACCGATGATTGGGATATTTTAGTTTACAATAGGATATGCCAGTACGATATTAATTGGAACAAAACAAAGGAACTGCTTGGGTGTAAAGTAGTTATGGATATTGATGACCATTGGGATTTACCTTATAACCATATCAATTACCAATCTTATCAAGACATGGGTAAAAGGATTGAAACAAATATATCTGAAGCAGACTTGGTTACGGTTACTAATCAGGCGTTATTGAATAAAGTAAAAGAGTTTACAGACAAGGCGGTTATAATGCCTAATGCTTTGCCTTATAATATTAATCAGTTTACAGATATTAAAGAACCATCGGACAAAGTAAGGTTATTTTGGTGCGGTTCGGTAAGTCATGAGAACGATATAAAGATATTGAGAGAACCACTAAAAAGATTGACAGGCAATATTCAAATGGTAATGGGTGGGTATAATGATAGCGACCCTTTAACTAAGTCAATATGGGATAGAATGTTTTCAATGTTTGCAGGTAAGCATCCATCAATTAAGTTACCATCAACAAGTCCTACACAATATATGGATATGTATAATTATGCTGATATCGTTTTAATACCTTTAGAGGATAGCGAATGGCACGGATGCAAAAGCAATCTTAAAATATTAGAAGCAGCAGCAAAGAGATTGCCTGTTATCTGTTCAAACGTTGCTCCTTATAATATAGATACTGATGCGCCTGTGCTATGGGTTAATAGTCAAAAAGATTGGTTTAAATATATTAATTTACTCATTAACAACCCAAGCCTAAGGGAAAATTTAGGTAACGAACTTTATGCGTGGGCGACCAAAAGGTACAACTTCAAAGAAATTAATCAGCAACGATTTAATGCCTACAAAAGCATTATTAGTTAAGAAAGAAACAAATCTAGTATTTGATAAGCATAGGCACTTTTATGATTTCTACCATAAGACAGGGGAAATAGTAAACTTTAACCATGATATCCAAAAAGAGTTATTAGATGAATACCGAAGGGTAAAAGATGCGTACTATCATTATAATACTAATTGTACTATATGTGTTATTGACTTCCTTAATTTAATTTACCGATGGTATGACATTCAAGCATAGTGGAGTAACTGGGGATATTATATTTAGCTTACCAACAATAAGAAAGATGGGGGGCGGTACTTTGTATATTACACCTTATAATCTGCAAAGGGCTGAAAGCATAGCACCATTAATTAAAATACAGGATTATATTACCGATGTTATTATAAGCGATAACCTGCCACATATTGATGTTGATTTAGATAAGTTTAGGGTATATGCAGGGCGTGAATCAAATTTGATTGAGGCGCATTTAAAGGCACAAGGATTGTCAGATAATAGTTGGAAAGATGGATGGCTAAGGATTGAAGATAATAAGCCTATAATAGATTATACTTATTCGGTAATTAATACAGGAAGCAATTACCTAGACCCTAACTTTGATTGGAGCAAAGAAATTAAATATTTACTAACTTTAAGCGAAAGGGTTTTTTATTTAGGTTATAGAGGTGAATTTGATTTATTAAATAATAATGAAGCAGAATTTTTTGAATGTGATTTTGTAACTGCTGCTGAAATGATTTATTATGCTCAAATGTTTACAGGTGGATATTCTGCCTTATCAACGATAGCAATGGGATTAGGTATTAATTATAGGATGGTTCAAGCACCTAATCATACTTGCAGCAGCTTATTAATGGAACGAGAAAAAATAGTTAATTTATGAGTTTAGAGAAACAACCACATGGAGGATTTTTAAATAGATACGAGAAAGGGGCAGCATGGAAAGGTAACCGTAATGGCAGACCTAGAAAGTACATAACTGAATTAGCCCCACACGGTTACAAGAATGCTCAAGTAATGGATTGCATTCAGGTATTAATGGCAATGACTACAAAAGAACTACAAGAGATTTTAAAAAATGAAGATAGCACAGTACTTGAAAGAACCTTAGCCAATGCACTATTAAAATCATTAAGTAAAGGTTCTTTATATTCAGTAGATACTTTATTGAGCAGGGTATATGGTAAGCCAAAAGAAACAACGGCAGTAATACAAGACTCAAAGATTGAAGTAGTATTTGTAAAGGGTAAAACTATTTTATGATTTTAGAACTACCTGAAGCGCATAAAAATCAAACTAAGATACTTGAATCAAATGCAAGGTTTCGGGTGGTGATGTGCGGTAGAAGGTTTGGTAAATCTGAATTAAGTCAGGTAGAAATAATAAGCAATGCAATACAAGGAATGAATGTTGCTTACATCACCCCAACTTATAAACTAGCAAAAACATTTTTTGAGAAACTTACGCAATGCGTGCCATTTGAAAACAACAAAAGCGATTTAACAATTCATTTTCCCAATATGGGAACAGTTGAATTTTTTACAGGAGAAAGACTAGATAACCTAAGAGGTAGAAAATTTCATTTAGTAGTAATAGACGAAGCAAGTTTTATACCTAACCTTGAAGATGGCTGGTTAAATTCAATCAGGCCAACGTTAACCGATTATCAAGGTAGAGCATTATTCCTATCTACTCCTAGAGGTAAAAACTATTTTTATTCGTTATACATGAAGGGCGGTCAAAGAGATTGGGAAAGTTTTAAATTTACAACTTATGACAATCCTTATATTTTAACATCCGAGATTAACGATGCAAAAGCACAGTTGCCATCAGTTGTATTTGAGCAAGAATACATGGCTAACCCTATGGAAAATGCAGCCAATCCATTTGGTAGTGAACACATTGCAAAGTGTACCTGTAATTTAAGTTACAATGAACCTATGTACTTTGGTATTGATTTGGCTAAGTCTGTGGATTGGACTGTTATAATAGGACTAGATAGCGATGGTAAAGTAAGTTACTATGAACGTTTCCAAAAGGATTGGTTACAAACAAAAGAAACAATTAGACAGATAAGAAAGCATAAACATATATTTATTGATTCTACTGGAGTAGGTGATGCAATTGTAGAGGACTTACAAAAGCACTTCAACGATATGACAGGGTTTAAATACACATCAACAAGTAAACAGCAGTTAATGGAAAGCCTTGCATCATCAATTCATAAAGCCGAGATAGGATTCCCCGAAGGAGCAATTAAAGACGAATTAGAAATATTTGAATACTTATTTACGTCAACTGGTGTAAGATATTCTGCACCATCAGGCTTTCACGATGACTGTGTTAATGCGCTTGCCTTAGCTAATAAATGCCGTATAGAAAACAAAGGAAGCGGTCAATATCATTTCATTTAATTACATTTTTCAAAAACTTATATAATAGATTATGACAATTAAGCAATTTCAAGAGTTGTACTATGTGGCTACTTCCGAAGATATGGACTTTGATAAGTCTATTAAGATGGTGGGGATAGTAACTAAAAAGACACCCGAGCAAGTAGAGGCAATGTCAATGATTAGGTTTAATTTACTTTGTGGCAGGGTGCATAATGAATTTAGGATATTCGAGAAAGACTTAATGAAGGGAAAGCCTAGAAAAATAGTAAGAGTAGGAAAGCGATTCTATAAAATTAATTACGATGTAGCAAAATGTAAAGCATCAACCTATGTTGAAGTGGCAACTTTTAGCACGGATATAATTCAGAACCTGCACAAAATAATGGCTTCAATAGTAACACCAGTTAGATTTAAATGGGGTAAGTGGGTTGAGCATGAAGAACTTGCAACGGATTTAGAAAAGATGGATTTTGAGGTGGCTTACCATGCAGCGGTTTTTTTTTACACTTTATTCAACGTATCAATGCAAGTTATCCAGCCCTATTTGGTAGCAGAGATGACAAAGAAAGGGATAGCGAAGGAGAAAGCGACGGAGATATTGACGATTTCACAAAACATTTTGGATGGCTTTACAATGCCAAGATGGTCGCAGACTTCGAAAGAATATCTATTGAATCGGTTTGGAATTTAAAAGTAATTAATTTTTTAAATGATTTGCTTTATTTAAAATTAAAACAGGATAAGGATAATGAGTATATCAAAAAGTCAGCTTGATAATTTTGCTAAAATAGGTAAGTCGGATTACACTATTGATGATGCTTATGTGCCTGATTTAAATAATACAACATTGGCTTTTTTTGAACAATATGCTAAAACATTTTTTGAAGAAATACAAAAAGAATTAAAAGATAAAAAAGTAAAAAGGGCAAGCGGTGATTTAGCAGATAATACAAAAGTAGTTGCAAATGAGGATGGAAGCGGTATAAAGATATCAATGATTAACTACTATGATTTTGTAAATAAAGGAGTTAAGGGTGTAAGAAGTTCAACAAATGCACCAAGTAGTCCATATAAATACAAGACTTATGGAATGCCTTTAAGTGCTAGGATTGGGATTAAAAAATATATTGAAAGCGGTAAAGCAAGCATAAGAGAAGAAACATCTAAAAAAACAATAATAGCAGCGCAAAAAAAGACTGTTTCAATTGATTTACAAGTTCAAACAATGGTTTATCTAATTAAGAAATGGGGTATAAAAACAACTAACTTTTTTGATAACGCAACGGAAAGAGTAACCAAAGATTTAAGTGAAGATTTAATGTATCTAATTGGAAAAACTATAATAGTAAAAATTGGGCAACCTAAAAAGAAAAGTAAATGAGTATAACAATTAATACAAACCCTGCAAGCGGAAGCACGGCACAAGATGACCTTTGGCACGTTGCTACAAGTACTGCTTCAGGTAGTACAGACATGAAATACATATTCGAGGTATATGTAGGTGGCAATAGGAAAATATCAGTAAGGCAATTCCCCGAACCTTCAACAGGTAAAGCATATTTTAACGCAGGGGCTACGGTACGCAATAGCATCACTTTTAATTGGTTTGAGCCAGTTGGTACGGCATACGTTTACGAGCCAAATTTAAGCGGTGAAATGGCGGTACAATACGATATTAGAGTAGGTGAGGAAGTTAGCGGAATAACAACCTTTAACCTTGCTTCAGGAACTACAACGGCATACAATTACAATGCTCCTTTATTAAAGCGAAGGGTATTAAGTTTGTCTGATAGATTAAACAAATGGTTAACCAATAGACCGCTTTACGCAAATACCAAACTAGGTGAAAATTTATATATTCCATTTTATACCAATGTAAACCTAAATTTAAAATGTGCAACCTATGATGGAAGTAATAATGTTATAGCATCAGCAACTGGAAGCACTACTACAATAGAGAATGGCTTTGTACAAATGAATATCGGTAGCGCTGCTATTGCAACCGAATTAGGAATAACAATAAATGATAGTGTAAAGTATTATGAAGTTTGGTTTAATAGTTTTGATAAAATAAGGGTTAACGTTGTCTGCAATCCAAAGTATGACCCAATTAATATTCACTTTGTAAATGCTTGGGGAATGTGGGATAGTGAAAGATTTGATTTAGTCAGTAGGCTTAATATGTCGGTTGAACGTAAAGCATTTGAGCAAAGAGATTACAGATTTAATGGTAATGCAGTTGATTACAAAAGCACATCAAATAGATATTATGAAGGGGCAATTAATTATAGCAATAAATCAAACTTTACTTATAAGATAACTGCCGATGCTTTAACCGATGACGAATATAATTGGATGGCTGACCTTATAGCATCCCCACAAATACTGATGGAGATTGACAGTTACTTTTATCCTGTAACATTAGTGGAAAATAATTATGAGTTTAGCAAAAATGTATTTAACAAATTAAAGGCTTTAGAGTTAACGTTTAACATGAACCAAACAAGATATTCCCAATTAAGATGACAAGAATATTAATCGAAGGATTCGACCTAGATATAGATAAAGGATTGAGCAATCAAATTACTTATTCGGTAAGTGATTTAAAAGCAATAGACACTAAGACAACATCATTTAGTAAAACAATTATATTGCCAGGAACTGCAAATAATAATAATTTACTAGGTAATATTTTTGAGTTTAATAATGCTAATTATACAAACATTGTAGACCCAAATGTAAAGTATAATTACAACGCAAGTAAGACGGCTAATTGTAGCATTCAAGTAAACGGAATGACAGTAATTAAAGGAGTATTTAAATTACTTGAAATTATTATTGATGGTAAGAATATAGAGTATGAATGTAGTGTTATCGGTGAACTTGGTGGATTGTCAATGAAGATGGGGGCAAAGAAAATTGAGGAATTAGATTTTAGCGATTACAACCACGTTTACAGTATTGCAAATATTACTGGAAGTTGGGCGAATGAAAATGCTGGTGCTGGTTATTACTATCCCCATATTGATTACGGAACTTATTCAACCGATAAAAAGAATTGGAAATATGGCACGTTTAGACCTGCTTTATTTGTAAAAGAATATTTAGAAAAAATCTTTGATGCGAATGGCTATACCTATGAATGTGATTTATTTAGCACAGATAGATTTAAACGTTTAATCATACCACATAACTTAAAAAAAATAGTAAGCTATCTAACAGGTCAAATGGAGTTAGCTGCTAAAATTGCAACGTATACAGGCGCAACCGCTTGGAGATGGAATGCAGTAACATTAGGTGATTTCCTTTCGGGTGATATTGATGGCGAAAGCTGGTATTATAACGGGGCAAGTACAATAACTGCCAATTTTAAAATAGCATTATCAGGTCAGGTTATTTCGCAGGACTTTGCAGGGGTTAAACCTTTTGAATTAAGAAAAAATGGAGTGATTATCGGATTTGTAAATATAACAACAGGAAGCAGCTTACCTTTTACATTTTCAAATAAACAAATAAACGTTAATAATGTAAGCATTGCAAATGGTGATACATTTACCGTAACTTATCCATCATACAGTATTACATCATTAAGGCAGATTACAAGTTCATTTAAGGTAAGTACTAATTCAGTTAGCCCTGTAACCATTAATCTAGGTGATACTATTACAATAAATGATTGCATCCCTAAAAACATTCTGCAAAAAGATTTCTTTGCTTCAATACTAAAGCTATTTAATCTTTATGTAGACGAGAATCGCTTTGATGAAAAGCATTTAATTATTAAACCTTATGTTGATTATTATGATGGTAGTGTAGAGGATTGGAGTGATAAGGTAGACAGGGGCAAACCGATAAGGATTAAGCCTATGTCGGAGTTAAACAGTCGTTATTATATGTTAAAATATAAAGATGACAATGACTATTACAATGAGTTATATAAAAAAAGATATAATGAAGGATATGGCAGCAGAATGTTTGACAGTGAATACGAATTTTCAAAAGAAACGGAAAATGTAGAATTGATTTTTGCACCAACACCATTGGTAGGTTATGCAGGAGAAGAAAAGGTTTATAGCACTATATTTAAACAAACAAATGCGCTAGAAGAAACTATTGATTCAGTTATTAGAATATTAATAGCAAAGAAAATTACAGGGGTAGCAAGTTACAATATCCTAGATGGTGCAACTGTATTAACAAGCCAAACCGTTTATGGTTATGCAGGACACTTTGATGATCCTGATGCGGTAGCAAATGATTTAAACTTTGGAGCAACACAAGAATTATTTTTTACATTGGTAAGTGGTGCTTTAAATGTTAATCAGTTCAATGTTTATTATAGTCCGTACATGGCAGAAATTACAGATAAGGACAGTAGGCTATTAACTTGTAATGTAAAATTAACCGATGTAGATATATTTAATTTAAATTTTGCTTCATTTAAATATATTGATGGCGGTTTGTATAGATTAATTAAGCTAAACGATTACACACCAGAAGCAAACGACACAACGAAGGCAGATTTTTTAAGGGTAATAAATAAAGAATATTAAAATGGCAAAACAAGTATTAGCATTTGAAATAACAACGGATTCAAAACAAGCAGAAGCATCGGTAGGTACTTTTAAAAAACAATTAAGAGAGGCTAACAATGAATTGCTAAATATGGCTTCGCAGTTTGGTGAAACATCAAAGGAGGCTATTAATGCAGCTAAGAAAGTAGCAGGATTAAAGGATGCCATCGGTGATGCAAAAGCACTAGCAGAAACATTTAACCCCGATAAAAAGTTTGTTGCTTTGGGTGGTGCTTTACAAGGTGCAGTAGCTGGATTTAGTGCCTTACAAGGTGCTATGGGTTTATTTGGTGCAGAGGGTAAGGATGTGGAAAAAATGATGCTAAAGGTACAAAGTGCAATGGCTTTGCAGCAGGGAATTAGCGGTATCGCTGGGGCAATGGATTCATTTAAGTTATTAGGTAATGAGATTAAGGGGAATGTGACAAAAGCATTTAGCACATTAAAGGGAGCGATAGCAGCAACAGGAATAGGGTTATTAGTTATTGGGGTTGGTTTACTTGTAGCAAACTTTGAGAAAGTTAAACAAGTAATGCTTAATTTAATTCCTGGACTTGAAAAGGTTACGGATTTCTTTGGTAAAATGATTGATGCAGTTACTGATTTTGTTGGTGTAACAAGTGAAGCGGACAGGGCATTAGAATCGCTTAATAATAAAACCAATGAAAGGAATAAAACAATAGACCAACAATTAAAGGTACTTGGTGCAATGGGTAATCAAGAGGGGGCAATGCACAAACTAAAGCAAGAACGTGCAGCTTCTGAAGTTGAAATGTTATTGCAAAAAACAAACAGAACACAAGAAGAAAATGATAAAATAATAGCTTTAAATACTGAAAGAACAGTTAATGAAATTGAGAATAATAACAGAATACAAAAGAATAGGGAAGATTTAGCAAAGAAAAATGAAGAAACAAGATTAAAAGAAGAAGAAAAATTAAAAAAACAAAAAGAACTAGCAGATAAATTAAGGTTAGCTACTTTTATTGCAAAACAAAAAGAACAAGATTCAGATATTGAATTTGGTTTAAAATTACAAGAAGAACAAGATGCGATTGATAAAAAAGAAGTAGAAAGAAAAGCTGGAATTAAAAAAAGTCAAGAAGAAATAAATGCTCATTTTTTTCAACTTAGATTAAAAAACCTTCAAGATGTTCAGGCGAATGCAGATAAAGAAAAAGAAATTGATAGGGCGAAATTAGCTGCAAAAATGGAATTTATAGATG